TGCGCAGAGTTACACCTACATTGCGTGGACTTGACAAGCAGGTCGTTGAGAGGAAGTTCAGTAACATTCTTTCTATTATTAATGATCATTCTATCTCTAAGATGGCGGCGGGCTATAGGCGTGCCCCATTTGCTATAGAATTCTTTGGACCTAGTAGTCAAGGCAAAACTTTTTGTGCCGAACAAGTGACTGCGGCATTATTTGCTTCAGCTGGTATTGACAATTCAAAAGGGAAAAAGTTTATGTTTGATTCCTCAAAGAAACATTGGGATGGCGCTCGTTCAGACATTAATCATTTTATTATTAATGACCATGGAAACGTCAGATCTGATTTTGTAGAGGTTTCTCCTTGCGATGCTATTCAAAAAATTTGTGATAATGCTCCATGCGTTGCACCAATGGCAGATTTAGCCCGCAAGGAAAAGACGTGGCTTGAACCTGAATTGGTTACAGTGACAACTAATGTTAAGGATTTAGATGCTAGATTGTATTCCAATTGTCCATATTCCATTCAAAGACGTATGCACGTTGTTATAGATGTTTTTGCGAAGACGGAATTTCAACGTGTTAAGGATGGTGTGTGCTTGGGATTGGATTCCAACAAAGTACTGGAGAAATACACAATTGATGGTCAATTTGTTCCACCTCCCTTTGATGATGTATGGGAATTGACGTTGTCGATTGCTGTCCCTCCTGCCAATCTTAAAACTGGTGCTTCATATCGTGTCATTGAATGGAATGGTATCAAGATGGAGCGTGTGGACATGTGCACTGCGGTTAATTATTGTATTGAAATGTTTCACAAACATCGACGTGAGCAATTTGAATTGGTTAGTCTGCAGGACGCACGCTCCAGTGACATTGAGTTGTGTGGAGTAGATGGATGTGTTCAGATTAAGAGTTATTGCCTTAAACATAATTGTTTGGGCAAATATACTTTTGACATTAGGAAAGATGGCACTGATAGTTGTCATATAATATTGGATAATGACCACAATTTCGATAGCCATAGTAATGAGGAAAATGATTATGCGCTCGGGAAACGTGCAAAGAATGTTTGTCAACAAGTGGGCAATTTGTTTCATGACAAAATTGTGGGGGATGCTCGGCGTTCTGCTGAATTTTTGGAGACTACGGTTTCTGCCGGAATTTTATTTGCAGCTAGAGCATTTGTTCGACGTTTTGATTGGATCACTATTATACCCACCAATTGGGTATATAATTGCCATTTACAAAAAATTTTCATGCTTTGCGAGGCACGAAAATTACGTGACACATACGTCAAGAAGACTGTGTTACAGTGGTCGGTTTTGGGAGTTTTTGGCATTTTATCTAAGAATGTTGCAAAAGTTAACAAGTGCGTAACCTTAGGTACTATGGGCTTAGGCCTCGGATTTTGCGCAATAAGGCAATCTCATATGGTTAAGATTGTGAAAGAAAGTTACGTTTCAGAATTGGCCGAACGAAATACATTGCATCCTATGCTTCAAGATATTCGAGATAAGCATTTAGCGCGCGTTTTGAAGGCCTCAGCCATAATGGGAGTTGCGTACACTTTGGCTAAATTGTACAAACGTTGGAGAACTCTTGAGCCTCAAGGATCTTTGGAGCCAAAGAGTATGGAAGACATAGCCCAACGAGATAGTGAGGATAATGTATGGTCAGGAGTTGCAGTTCGAAAACTTCCATTGACCCACAAATCTTTCTTGAGTTGCCAATCGCATTTGAGAGATATTATCGAGAAAAATTTAGTTTATGGCACTGTTGAATCGGGTGATAAAAAGCTTATGGTTAATGGATTGTTTCTTCGCTCAAATGTGGTACTTGTTCCTAATCATTATTTTGATGGGCAAGAGGAATTGCGAGTTATTTTCCGGAAAGAAAATCCCGATAGGTGTGGTGGAAAATTTACCACTCAGTTACATGTAAAGTCGTCAGTGTTAATTCCTGACACAGATATGCGTATATGTTATTCACCTAATGGAGGGTCTTTTAAGGATATTGTTGATTATTTTCCTTTAGATTACTTTCCTTCTCACAATTTTGAGATGATTTATCGTCTTAAAGATGGTAGCGTGAAGACCATGGAAGGTAAAGCCCGTCCGAAACGAGTTCAGACCGTAGTTTCTTTTCAGGGTGGAATTTATGAAACCCTGAGTGATAACACTTTCGCTGGATTGTGTGGTGCAGTCCTGATTTCTCGTGGGGCCCATGGAGCAATTACTGGTCTTCACCTTGGTGGTCATGCTGGCACTCCCAAAGGTTGTTATGGATCTTTTGTGAGGCAAGAATTGTTGACCGCCATTGAACAGTTAGATCAAATGACAGCAGTTCTTTTGTCAGGAACCGCTGAGAGTTTTCCTGCTCAAGTGCTCGGAGTGAGCATAATTGGGGAAAACGAAATTCACAAAAAGAATCCTATTAAGTTTATGCCCGAGGGATCACAGATCGAGTATTATGGATCTTGCCCCGGGAAAACAAAGGCCGTATCGCGTGTAAAGGTTACGCCAATTAGCCATTTGGTTACTGATGTATGTGGGATTCCCAATAAGTGGGGGCCTCCCAAGATGAGTCCCGATTGGTTTGGTTGGCAAACTTGTTTGGCAAATTTATCTGAGCCAGGGGAGCCATTTCCCCATGATTTGATATCACGTGCCGTTGAAGATTATAAAAAACCCATCATTACACTGTTTGATAGTGAATTGTGGAATAGTGCATCTCCAATGAATGATAAAGAAAATATTAATGGTGTGCCGGGAGTTAAATTTCTTGATGCAATTAAAATTGGCACATCTATTGGTTTTCCTTTGTCAGGACCCAAAAGTGATCATATGTTGGATGTTGATGTTTTTGATTCCAATGGATTATTGGATAGGAAGTTTACTGAGGGCATTAATATGGAAATTGCGCGTTGTGAAGCAGCATATCTGCGCGGTGAAAGAGCTTACGCAGTTGCAAAGGCGTGTAAGAAAGATGAAATACTTGCCAAGGAGAAGTGCCGTATATTTTATGGAAATTCAATTGCATTGACATTTTTAGTGAGAAGATATTTCTTACCACTTGTGCGTGTGTTAATGATGAATCCATTGAAGTCTGAATGTGCAGTTGGAATTAATTCTCACGGACCAGAATGGGACCAAATGATGAAATACTTACGCTCCAAAAATCAAGATAGTTTTTTGGCAGGCGATTATAGTAAGTTTGATCAGAAATTGCCAGCTCAAGTGCTGTTTGCTGGTTTGCGCATTTTGATTGATTGTGCGTGTAGATGTCCAAATTACACCGCCAATGATATACGTGCGATGAAGGCTATGGCTGGAGATTTGGTATATTCAGTAATTGCCTTTGATGGTAATTTAAT